GGTATGCTATCTAAAAAGTCTGCAAAGCTAGTGTCGTATGTGGAAGGGGAAGACTGTCTTGCTGAATAGATGCTACGTCTAGCCACCGTAACCTCCTCCGGAGGCACCTAATAGGAAAGACGGCCCTGAAAAGCCATAGCTAGTAGCGTTATTAGGATCTGATCCGGCACTAACCCAAGCATTGTAAGAGTTAACGCTAGGCCAACCCGGAGGGATAGTTGATGCGGATAAATCCCCAGTTGTTTCAGTTCCAGCACCAACTCCTGCCGCCGCATCTTGCCCTGCTCTATAATCCGAAGATAGGACACTTGTGCCAATAGGGCTGGCTCCGAACTCTGCACCACCAGCAACTAAATCAGCCGCAGTGCCTAATGTTTGTGATGCAAAGTCTCTTTGAGCTTGTTCGATACCCCTAGACAATCCTTCCTGTGCACTTTGCCTCATTTGACTCATCGCCTGTTGACCAGCTCCAGAACCAGCAAATCCAGACTGGGCTTGTTGTTGTGCAAACTGTTGAGTTCCTGTAAGTAAATTCTCTTGTAAGCCTCTAGCAAGATTCTGTATTTGAGTAGGATCCATATCGGCAAATAATTTTAATTGCTCTGGAGTAGGATCAAGACCTTGTTCTTCAAGTACTTGCTCTGCTGTTAGACCGCCTCCATATTGGAACCCTACGAAACCACCATCCTCATACCCAACAATATCATCAAGCAAATTGCTCTTTTTGTCGCCGTACATTAAATCAAATAAGGTATTTGTTTTAAACCCCGGCATACCTAGAAAAGCCCTCCAGTGGGATTTAAAAGCCCGGAAAGACCTGTTGGAGTTTGGCTAGGTGCCTGTGCAGGAGGACTTTGATTAAGAGGGTTAAAGAGGTCGAACTCTTCAAAACTTGTGTACATAGTAGGATCAACACTTGCTCCAAAATTAGGATTTGTGTATGTAGGTGCTTTTGGCATAGAAGCGTATGTATCAAAAAGCATTGTCTGATCGCCTAACTTTCTAATCTGATCCATCGCTGATTCCGTCTTAGAACTAAAATCTAATAAGTCTTCCGGTGGGCGAAATCTAAATCCTCCAGAAGCTCCGCTACCATAACCACGACCCGACTGAAGAGCCGCACCTTTAACATCACTAGCCTTGCCTGCCATATCCAACAGTAAATTAGTGCCATACGCAGTCCCTTCATAACCACTTGAACCAGTCATTCCAGCCTTAGTCCTACCGATAAAGTTCTTAATAGGGTCAGCAAGCTTACCCTTGAACTTGCCATATATCCCCCCAGAAGGCGAAAGTCTAGCAGTTAAACCTGCTCTTACACCTGCCATACCAGCTCTTTGCAAAATCCCTTTCGTAAAATCTTTACTAGCTCGACCAACATCTTTAAAGGCTTCTTGATTAAATACCGTACCAGAACGATCAACGGATTGTGCTTTCCCAGCACCAAACCTTTCTCCAAGCCCCTTGCCTAAAGCCGTACCAAGCCCAGAGCCAATAGCTAAACCAACAGGGCCAGCAAAAGGAGTGATTGCCGCACCAAGAAGGCCGCCGGCAAGACTACCTACACTTCCGAAAATACCCCCTTTTTGCTGTCTTTTTGCCTCTCTTTGTTGAGCCGCTTCAAGCTTTCTTAGATCAGACTGTCTTTGCCTCGCCTGTGCTAATCTAGCACCACCAGCACTTAAACCAAAACTCCTATTAAAAGCAGTTGGAGATCCGCCAGTTTGCATCATACTTAAAAGGTTGCCTTGGGGGCCCATATAAAAGCCGCTTCGATTGGGGCCAGAGCTAATAGGTGTGTACCCTTTTGATTTATTGGAAGAGTAGTGCATATTATAATCCTTTAAAATTTAATACAATTATAGTAAAAGAGGGTATCATTTATAAAGCCGTTATTAAATGTCCGTTAAATTGCGTGAAGTCATCTACGTTTGTACTGTAAGACCTTTGATTGTGACCACTGTCGTGATAAGCATACGCAGATATATAATCACCTTTATCTAATTTTAAATCCACTGTAAGACTGTTCATTAAAAATTTATCATTTATATCAGCTTCTACTAAATTAACATCCGCAGAAACTTTGTTTGTTCCAGAAGATGTAGTCGCATTTGATTCATTTTTATATAAAGCTACTTGATGTTGGTCTAATGCTGACCAATCACCTATTGTATCAACTCCACCCGGATCCCAAAAAAGCTTTACGCTAAAATGGTAAATGCCGTTAACAGGGGCAGTAAATGCGTTACTTGCATAATTAGCACTATTATCATAAAGCTCTGTATCAAACGTAATTCTTGTAAATGTAGCAGTTGCATACACTTCATCATCACTACTTGCACTTTGAAACGCACTAAACGCAGGAAGGTTTTTAAAAACAGGGTAGCCTTTTACAATAATATTATTTTCTACATATATATTTCGATCTACAATTTGATTTCCGTCGTTACTTAAATAAACTTTGCTTAAACGACCTTTGTCTTTTTTAAACAAAGCTAAGGGTTTATTAGCACTGCGAACAAACACCTGTTCTCCCTCTTTCATAGATTGTGCTGATGGGGGGTGACTAATTACAGACTTTGTATCTCCAGAAGATAAAGAACTTTCTTTGCTGTTCTGAAGCTTTCTTGCTACTCTGTCATAAGACATTAGCTAACCTTCTTTAATGGCAAGACTCTATACTCTATGCTAATATCATTTACTGTGAACTGACCAGAGTCAGGAGGGTTAAATTTAAACTGAATACTTTGACAGGAAACCGGAGAAGAAGGTGTGAATGTAGCCACATCATAAGTTGTAACTGCATCTAAATCCCCATCATCGGTTCCAGCAGGAGAGACTCCAGCAGAGCCAGTAGCAAAATCACTCCAAGTATTTTTACCATCTACAGAGTGTTCTAAGGGGGTTAATTGGTCTACGGTAGATATGTATGTAACGTAAACCTTGTATATTTTCTTTATTAATCCCGGCTGACCAAAATCTATATCTTTTGTAGTAATGTTAATATTGCTTTGATTTGCAGGCTCATTACTCCAATATCTCATCTCTACAGAAGAACTGTCTTCGTAACCAAAAAATAAATTTCCCTGATAGTCTGTAATAAAATTAGTGTATTTTTTTTGATCAGTAAAGGCATTGTCTGCAAAAGTCCAAGCACCAGATTTAAAGTCATAGATATAAGCATCGCCACTACTGACAGAGCCATTTGCAGAGACACCACCGTAATTAATCGCTGACCCACCGTCTTCAAAGCTATCTCCGTTACAGCTCTTCATTACAATTAATTGTTTTTTTCTTTTTTCATAGCCCACTATGCTATACCCTATAGTTCCAGATGCAAACATAAAGTCGTTCCAAGCTGGAGGAAAAAGCCCATTGGCACTGCTCGTTTCTATTATCTTACCATCTATAAGGTTTGATATTCTTCTTCCGTCATAAATATAGCAACCATTTTCATTAACCCAACAAACGCCATAGTCAGTCCTTACAACAGCCGAAGGATGCTGTACTCCATTATGCTTTATATTGTCTTCTAAAAACCAGTTTGTATCTGATGGTGAAGATATATTTATAATCTGTGTTGAATTGTGCTTAAAGGCTATAATTCTGTCTGCGTACTCTTCTAGTTTTACATAGCTCTCTGCATCTCCCTTAACAACATCAATAAAGTTAAAAGAAGGAAAGGTGTCAAACTTATTAGGCATAGAATACATTATCCTATCCCCGTACAGCCTTGGCTTTCCTGTTTCAGGGTTATTAAGTCTTACATTCGCAATAAAAGTTCTTCGGTTTGTTACTAAAGCTGTCTTCCAACACTCATTAATTCCGCCTATAGAAATAGAGTCTGTAGACGAAGGAAACCCATTAATACTTTCGTAAGTATCTAAGTTGGGAGTAAAAGAAAATGCGGCTTCACTATATATCTCCGCCTCATTAGCACCAACAGAGTCATCCAAGGGGTTCCAACCTGTTAACCCACTTACATCACTTTCTGTTCTTTGTACATAATCAGCGTTTAAAGAAGTCCTAATACCTTTCCTTAAACTTATATCTACTAAAAGAACCCAAGGCTCATCATTTTCTCCACTTGGTTTGAAGTAAACCCTGCCTCCGCTAATTCTTTCGCTATAAGGACTTTCACAGCGAACTCTTATTTTTTGTTTGTATCCGGCAGTAACAGCAAAGGTATTATTCGATGTCGGAACATACAATAAAGATTCTTGAATCTCATCATAAATAAAACTTATTGCAATCTGATAAGTGTCGGCACCCCAAGTTGCAGAATCGTCAGCAGACTCTGTTATAGACAGGTTAAATCCAGCCCCAGCAGTACCTAGGTAATCAGATGCACTCCCTGCTCCATCTGTTGTGTCTATCTTAGACTCTGTGGGTGCAGATAAAGTATTTAGATTGCTATAAAAACCATGATAAACATCAGATATTAAAGCATTGTTTGAAGTAGTGTTTTCAAAATGTGTTCTTTCTACATACCCATAATGCCTAATAACTGAACTATTATCAAATTCAGTATCGCAAGCCCTAATCGCATTATCTATAAAATAATAAAGAATTTTAGAAGTCGTGGATGCAGTTAAAGTAATAGAGCCATCGCTCCTAAGATTTATAGGGGCAGTAACCCACCCACTAGCTCCTACAGTTCTTTGCCAAATATCAACAGTGCCTGTTGCCGCATCTGCTAAAGCAATTAAATGCTCGCCAATTAAATGCTTTTTAATGACAGCCGATGTGTTTTGTTCGTTTATTGGTGCTGGGTCAATCTTTATCACTGTCCCTGAAGGGGCCTCATACACTCTAAAAAAACCATTGTTTAATGAGGTGCCTGTTATAGATATAATACTACCAACTGGAAACTTGGTGTTTATACTACTAACCTGAGTGTCCACCTCCCTTGCTGAGTCTCCTGTAACAAAATCAATATTTGAACTTCCGGTAATTTTGTAAGTGGCTTGCTCTAAAGCAAAGTCAGACTCAAATACAGCAAGGCCATACCCCGGCCCTACCGTTGCGGCCCT